CTATTATACTTTAATTACCTTATTTTGTCAATAACCCAAAAGTTATGTACTGTTCTATCAAATCTACCCGTTCTAACAGATCTGTTTCGATATCTCGGTATCGCGGAGTACATCTGTTTTGCCTGCGACAATTGATCAATTCCATATCTAAGTCATTCCACTTGCTACGAGCTACTCGCCACATTGTTTGCAAATCTTTGCGTTGGCTTGGACCCATATCAATGATTTGGAAAAAGGCTGTATCTATGCGGTGTTTTAGGGTAGTATTCAGCTCCATACTACATTATAGCATTTTGAGAATTACCGGTCAAGCACAAATATCTTAGATAAATAAGAGTGTAGTTCGCGGGACGGCAATCCCCAACTACTCTAACATTATAAGGCAATGTCAGCAATGATATTTATAAACAACAAATATACCGCGTGGTATAACAACATCATTTCCTCTGCTAAACTGCGGACTAATTCTGGATATACCGAACGTCATCATATTATTCCTAAAAGTTTAGGCGGAGATAATTCAATCGATAATCTAGTAGATTTAACTGCTCGCGAGCATTTTGTGTGTCACTGGTTACTTACTAAGATGGTAAGTGGGGCAAAACAACAAAAAATGGCGTATGCGTGTAAACGTATGATGCATAGTTTTAATAAAGATCAACAAAGGTATATGGTGTCATCACGTGTGTACGAAAATTTAAAACAACAATTAAACATCTTACTCAAAAATAGAGAATTTACAGATGCATGGCGAGAAAAACTTAGCATCTCTGCTAAAATTAGATGTAATAATGAATCGGCCGAAATTAAGTCACGCAAAAGTATACAGTTAGCCAAACTTGGCCGTAGTAAAAAGGGTATCAAAAAGCCATATATGCAAGGTGCCAATAATCCAATGAATATGGCCGGTACTAAAGACAAAATGTCAGAGACTTTTATAGAAAAATATGGTGTTTCTAATCCATCACTAGTGCCATATATATGCGAACATTGTAATAAAACAGGTAAAGGATTAGCTGGCTACAAAAGATGGCACGGGGCTAACTGTAGGTTGATAAATAATTAAACCTTATGGGAGAGATATTTTGAGCAGACTTAGTTTATGGAAAGATGGTAAACATACCAATGATTACAAATTCTTTGACCGCCGAATATCAGAAATGTTCCAACTAGGCGGCACCGGAGTACTTCTTAACAAATACCTGGGTATAAATCCACAAGGTTTATTTGTAACAACTAGTGCTACCCAGTCTGGTCCAGATATTACTCTTAACTTTAGTAATACCACTGGTGTTCAACTAGGTATGTTTGTATATGGCACCGGGATTCCAGCAAGTGCCACTGTTACATCAACTACCAGCACAAGTATCACTCTAAGTTTATCAACTACCACTGCAATCGCGGCTGGAACACAAATTGGATTTAGCCCAGATGCTACTCAACCAGCATACACTAACCAAAGTGAAATGAATATCCAAGACTTGCTATGGACAGAGAACCGTGACCGCAAGTACGATCAGGACGTGTACAAAATGCGTGGCATTTATCAACGTGCCGATCAAGACTTTGACCTAAGTCAATTTGGTTTATTCTTACAAACTGGCACCATCTTTATGGTATTCCATTTACGCGACATGGTCGACATGATAGGTCGTAAGTTGATTGCCGGAGACGTATTAGAACTACAACACCTAAAAGATTACGACGCATTAAATAGTGATGTTCCTGCTGCATTAAAAAGATATTATGTAGTCGGCGATGCAAGTTTTGCAAGTGAAGGCTTTAGCCCAACTTGGTGGCCGCACTTGTGGCGTGTCAAACTCAATCCTCTAGTAGATAGTCAAGAGTACAAAGATATCCTTAATAATATCAAAGCCGGGCCCGATACTTCAACTCCTGTGGGAGATATTTTAAGTACGCTGAGTTTATATCAAAATATTAATAACGCAATTATTACACAGGCTGAAACTGATATCCCATTGTCTGGATATGACACCAGTTCAATGTATATCACCCCAATCGATTCTGCTGGTACTCCAGTTGGCAATCCTATCACTGTCGACAATACTGCAATTACCGCAGACGAGCTTGATGTTACTGCTGACTCTGGTGTTTCCAGTCCTGCTGCCAAGATTGAAGGCTACCTAACTGGCGATGGTAAAGCACCAAACGGTTTGGTAACCGGTGCCGGTATCAGCTTCCCTGCTAACCCAAGCGAAGGTGACTATTTCCTACGCTTAGATTACTTACCAAATCGTTTATTCAGATTTGATGGTAGCTTCTGGCGCAAGATCGAAGACGTTGTACGCACTAACATTACCCCAGGTGCTGCAAACAATGCGACTCAGCGCAATAGTTATGTAAATAACACCAATACCTTTACTGACGCATTAGGGCAAGTCCATAATGAACGTCAGAATTTAAGTCTAGCATTGACACCACGTGCAGACAATCCAGATAACGAATAGAGAATATAATGGCCGTTCAATTTGCTTACGATGCACAAATACGTAGATTCGTATTACAGTTTGTTAGACTCTGCTCAAACTTTCAAGTAGAGTTTGGGCAGGATTCGTCTGGTAATAAAACTCTACAAACAGTTCCTGTATACTATGGAGATGCTAGTCGCCAGGCGGCAATGATCTTGCGCGGCAATAGCGAAAATACATTAAATGCTGTTCCTGCCATGGCTACTTATATATACGGTCTAGTATATGACCGTGAACGTATGCTTAATCCTACCTACGAAGGTCGGGTAACTGTTAGCGAACAGGCATACAACCAATCCACACAAGCATACACTGGTACAAAAGATAATATGTATACTGTTGAACGCTTGATGCCGGCTCCGTATAAGTTGCAGGTTAAACTAGACATCTGGACTAGTAACATAGATCAGAAACACCAACTAATTGAGCAGATATTACCTTTGTTTAATCCCGGATTAGAAATTCAAAATTCTGACAATTATGTTGATTGGTCAAGTCTGAGTGTTGTATTTTTAACCGACGTTAGTTATACTAACAGAACTGTACCAATGATGGGCGATGATACTACCATCGACATTACTACCTTAACATTTGAAATGCCAATTTGGATAAACTTGCCTGCTAAGGTTAAAAAGGCCGGTGTTGTTACGCAAATTGTTGCTAGTATATACGGCAACGATGGTGGATTAAACCCAGACATTGTAACAAATTTACAAGGGCTAATGAGTCAACAAAAATTCACACCGCTATCCTACGAAATTTTATATATGGGTAATACCTTGACACTATACCAAGGTCCAATTAGCACCGACGACGGTAACATATATGGTGAGAAAGCCAAGTGGGACGGACTAGTAAATCTATATGGTGCATTAACCAATGGTGTAAGTCAAGTTCGTTTACAGTTTACTCATTCCGATGGGCCACATGAGATTGTTGGTACTGTGGCATACGACCCAACAGATTCTGCTAGTTTATTGTTTACTCCAATTTCCGCAACACTACCGGCAAATACCGTACCTGCGGTGAATGCAATTATCGATCCAATGAATGTAACTGTTAATAGTAATATTTTAAATCCGGCGACCGGAACACGTTACTTGATTTTAAATCCAATTGGCGATGCTGATACTTTTCCCGCAGTGGCATGGCAAGGTGCTGCCGGCACCAACTTAATTGCTAGAGCAAACGATATCATTGAGTGGAATGGAGCTTACTGGACTATAGTATTTGACAGTAGAGAACCTGCTATACAATACGTAACCAACTTGAATACTAGTGTTCAGTATCAATGGACCGGTACTCAGTGGGTCAAGAGTTACGAAGGTGTTTACAAGACTGGCGAATGGAGTTTGGTGCTATAATGGCAGACAAGCATACAGAAGGTTGCGGCGCATTAGTCTACGCCAAGAACACTAATCGTTATCTTTTCTTACTACGCAACAGGCATCGACAACAGGGCTTTTGGGGTATAGTCGGTGGCAAGATTGACGCAGGTGAAACTGTTATACAAGGTCTTGTTAGAGAAATTAGAGAAGAAATTGGTGTTGACTACACCAAGAAGAAATTCATTCCTTTAGAAACATTTACCGCAGACAATCAAAAGTTTGTCTACTACACTTTCTTAGTAACAGTAGATGATGAGTTTGTTCCCACACTAAACGAGGAACATAGAGGATATTGTTGGGTTGAGTTGAAGGACCACCCAAAGCCCTTGCATCCTGGGCTCTGGCGTAGTTTTAATTTTGATATTGTTAAGAAAAAGATTAAGACCTTAGAATCAATATTAAATTAATTCTCTGTAGCAACTGATAAAATTCCAATATCAGCTTCAATAATAAAATCTCTATAATTAATCTGTCTAAAGTTTACCAATGGGGTTATTCTGGAATGTACCCAATGCGTGTCGTATTGCATTACACGCACAAATTCTACATCAGAATAGGTAGTAATAACATCACAAAGACTTACTGCAAAGAATTCGCCGTTGTCTGTATCTGCACTGGTTGGATAGCCATTTGTATCTTTATAAATATTGTTCATTGTGCTTAAATCATCATAGTGATCATACCCAATTAGAAATACTTTTTTGTGTCCATCAAAGCAGGCCATATACGCTGCAATAGCGCCGGCATCAATTTGAACGTTTTGCGGAATTAAATAAAACTTACCAGGATACTCTAATACTTTGTCTGCTGTAGAGTAAACAATGTTATCAGCTGTATAGTCAGAATTGGCAATTTCATCAACTATTACATCGCCGGTTGCTATTAAAAAGTCCGGAGTCATGTCACGATATAGTGCGTTGCAACCATAACTTTGTAATCTGTTGGCACCAAGTAATCCACCTTGGTGTTTAGCAATATACTGTAGATCAAATCCCAGTCGACTTTCGCCGTTGCCAATTGCCACTGCTTGTCCAGTGGTATATGTATTTGTAACACTATTTGGTACAAATTCTGTTTCTGGATTCCACTCACCGCTGACCAAATTAAGTTGAGTAACAATGTTTTCACCTGCATAGTTAGCGCGATAAATCTGTTTTAGTTTTTGCATTTAAAATCTTCCCACGACCACTTCAATGGTCTCTATTGTATTAGTATTTATCGCTTCCAGTGCTTTACCTACAACACAACCGGGTACAAACTGACTATTATCAATTGCTTGTGCTACTCCTGCTGTTGTGCTTGTTACAAGTACTTGACCTTTGCGTACAGGACCCTGTACACGGCATGGTACACGCCCTGTCATTGCTACCGGTAATCCTTCTAATTCTGAATTCATTAAATAAGCAGGATTGGTAGATATGATACCAGCAACGGCCGTATCATGGCTAGTTG